CTACCCCGACCTGATCGGGCACTTCTTCTGCGCGGTCATCGGCCCGGACACCGTCACCCCCGCAACCGCCACCACACTGTCCGCCGCAACCACCGTCGGGGCAACCGCGATCCAGACCGCGGTCTCTCTCCCCGCCGGAACGGTGATCCGCATAGACACCGCCGGGACGCAGGAGTACGCCTGGACCGACGGCGCAGCGACCGGCACCGGCCCCTACACGTCCAATGTGACGACGGTGTTGGGCAAGATCGGGGCGAACCGGGTCGGCCTCACCTACACCCACACCTCCAATACGGCGGTGACGACCCCGACGGTGCACACGTTCAAGCAGTCGCCATCCACGCCGCTGCCGACCTACTCGCTCACGCTGTACGACACGACGCAGACGATCAGCACGTCGTACGTCCGCTGGTCCGACCTGCAGCTGAAGATCGACCCGAAGGGCGGCCTACAGCTGTCGGTCAAGGCCACCAGCCAGCCGTCCACCACGCAGACCGGCACGGCCTCCACCTACTCGACCTACGACCCGCTACTCGGCTGGTCCTGGCTGATGACCAACGGCGGCGCCGCCAGCACCCGCGGCCTGACCCTCGACATGACGGTCAAACGGGCGGTCGAGGCCATTCAGTCCAGCGACGGGGTGCAGGCCCCGCGCGAGATCTTCGCCGGACCGATCGAGGTCGATGGCACCTACAAGGCGATCTTCGAGAACCAGATCGACCTGAACCTCTACCTGAACTACACGCAGACCGCCACCACCGCGACCCTGCAGCAGCCCGTTGCCCGCGGCGGCCAGTCCCTCGCCCTCACCATGAGCAAGTCCGGCTATCTCAAGGGCAAGCGCGACCTCGGCCAGACCTACGTACAGGCCGACTACTCGATCTCCGGGATCTACAACACCACCGACGGCGGCGCCGTCCAGGCCGTGCTGACCAACTGGAGCACAGCGGCGTACTGACCCTGCCACCCCCCGAACTGCCCGGCGCGGCCGCGGCGCGAGATGCGTGAGGGCGCGGGGACGCGCCAAAGCGCCGCGCCGGGCACCCTTCCCACACCCTCAGGAGCATCCCTTGGCCGGATACGCCAACCGCCTCATCACCCTCACCTTCCCCGAGCTCACCGAGCCCGGCGACGACACCATCCACGTCGTCATGCGCAACCCCAAGACCGTCCCCGCCCAGGAACTCATGGGCGAGAGCCCGGACCAGGCCGCCGACGAAACCGCCCAGTTCCGCGCCGGCCTCCAGGTCCTCGCCCGACTCGTCGTCGGCTGGCACGTCTACGACGCCACCAGCACCGCCGACGACCAGCCCCCACTGCCACTGCCGGCCACCGCCGACCTCGTCGCCAAACTCCCCATGGAGATCCAGAACCAGATGGCGGCCCGGCTGCAGGAGGTCACCGGCGCGGGAGCCTAGGGCCGGACGACCCGTATCTGACCGAGGTGCTCTGGCCCGCCGAGAGCATCTACGACGACACGTGGTCCTCCGGCCCCCCACCCGACGAGCTCGTCGACTTCGAGCTCATGTCCGCCATGGGCTGGACCTGGCAAGAGCTCCAGGACACCCCCCTGTACGTCCGCCGCTACGCCTGGGACCTGCTGCTCACCCGCCGCCAGGCTGAGAAGAACGCTCAGGAACGCGCCAACCAGAGGGGGACCTGACATGCCGGAACTCGGCCCGGGCCTCATGTCCGCGGTCTTCACCAAGCTCGCTGCCGAAGGCACAACGAGGGTCCCGATCGCCCTCGAGCCGCTGGCGACCGCCATCGTCCGCCAGGCAAAGACCAACGCCTCCAACGGCTCCCACCAGTACGGCACACCCACCCCGGCCCAACCCGGCGAAGGCCCGGCCCGCATCAGCGGCACACTGCGCAAGTCGATCGACCGCAGCAAGGTCGAACGCACCGCCACCGGCGCCGAAGTGAAGATCGGCCTCGTCCCAAACCAGGTACCACCCCGCGGCGGAACGGCCAGCAGCAAGTACGGCCTCTACCTGGAGACCGGCCTGAAGAACGGCGCCAAGTACCCGTTCCTGCTCCCCGCGTTCCAGTTCGGCGTCCGCACCATCGCCCCCGTGCTGTACCGCAAGGCATACGGCGAAGGCTGGAAACGCCTCGCCTGACCTCCTGAATGACTCGGCCCAGCGGGAGGTGACTTGATGCCTTCCGAGATCGCCGACCTGTTCGTAATCCTCCGCGCGGAGACCGCGCCGTTCCTCAGCTCCATGCGCACCGCCGGTGAGGAAGGAGAGGCGTTCACCGGCAAGATGGCCGGCCCCCTCGGCATCCTGTCGAAGATCGGTGTCGTCGCGGGCGCCGCCGGTATCGGTGTCGCCATCGCCTCGGTCAAGATGGCCGGCGACTTCCAGGCCAGCATGCAGAAGCTGGTGTCCACGGCAGGCGAGTCGCAAGGCGCCCTGAAGGGCGTGTCCGACGGCGTCCTGAAGATGGCCGTCGACACCGGCACCAGCACCAAAGAGCTGGCCGACGGTATGTACATGGTGGAATCCGCTGGATTCCACGGCGCCGAGGGCCTCACCGTCCTCAAGGCCGCGGCCGAGGGCGCCCGCGCCGAGCAGGCACCGCTCGCCGAGGTCTCCAACGCCGTCACCAGCGCTCTCAAGTCCTACCACCTGCCCGCAACGGACGCGGTCACCGTCACCAACGAGATGATCGCCGCTGTCGGCCACGGCAAGACCACCTTCGGCGAGTTCGCTGGCAGCCTCAGCACCGTCCTGCCGATCGCCTCCTCCGCGAAACTGGGCTTCGACCAGATCGGCGGAGCGATCGCCACCCTCACCAACCACGGGACCAGCGCCCGCGAGGCCACGCAGGAACTCGCCAACACCATCCGCAACCTCCAGGCGCCGAACAACGTCGCCGTCCAGGAGATGCAGCGCCTCGGCCTGTCCAGCACCGACATCTCCACCAAGCTCGGCGAGCGCGGCCTGACCGGCACCATCCAGCTCCTCAGCCAGACCGTCCTGCAACACATGGGCCCCGCCGGGACGCTGCTGCTGTCAACGTTCAACACGAGCAAGCAGGCCGCGGACGACGCGAACCAGATGATCGCGGCGATGCCCGCCTCCCTTCAGAACCTCGCCCGGTCGTTCCAACAGGGGAAGATCTCCGTAGCCGACTGGCGGGCCCAGCTGAAGACCCTCCCCGTCGACCAGGCCAACCTGGCATCGCAGTTCGCCACCCTTATCAACCGCAGCCAGGGTTTCTCCGCCGAACTCAAGCGCGGCGGCCCCGCTACGCAGACCTACAACGCCGCCATGAAGCAGCTCATGGGCGGCGCCACGGGCCTGAACACCGCCCTCATGCTGGGCGGCGAGAACATGACCGACTTCCGCAACAACGTCGCGGCCGTCGGCGCCGCAGCCAAGTCCGGCGGCAAAGACGTCGAGGGCTGGGCTGAGATCCAGCAGACGTTCAACTTCAAGCTGGACCAGCTGAAGGAAACCGTCATCACGCTGGCGATCAAGCTCGGCACTGCCCTGATGCCCTACGTCGAGAAGTTCATGGGCTGGGTGCAGTCCGGGATCGGCTGGCTCACCCAGCATCGGGGCGCGGTCATGGCCCTGGCCGGGGCGATCGGCACCACCCTAGTCGCGGCGATCATCGCGATCGGCGGCGCGATGGCCACCGCACTCGGCCCCGAGGTTGCCATCGCCGCTGGCATCATGGCGCTCGGCGCAGCCCTGGTCTACGCCTACAACCACTGTGCGGCGTTCAGGTCTATCGTCAACGAGGTCGGCCGGGTCCTCGGCGGCGCCTTGATCGTCGCTTTCCGAGCGGCCGGAGCGGTGGTCCACTGGTTCGCCACGACCGTGCTGCCACTGGTCCGGGACGCGATCCAGGCCGTGTTCGGCTGGTTCGCGGCCCACAAGGAAACCTTCCGGGCCGCGTGGGACGCGGTACTGAAGGCCGTACTCGCCATCGTGCAGTGGTTCAACGCGAACGTGCTGTCCTGGCTGCGGGCCCGGGTCGGCGAGCTGGTCGCCTGGTGGACCGAGCACTCCCAGCAGATCCACCAGGTGTGGTCCGTGGTCTGGAACATCGTGAAGACCGCGGTCGAGGCGTGGTGGGACGGCTTCATGCGCCCGACCCTCTCCGTCATCCAGTCGGTCTGGACGGTCGTGTGGGGCGTCATCAAGGACACCATCAAGATCGTCTGGGATCTCATCTCCGGTGCCGTCACGACGGGAATCCACTACATCGAGAACGTCATCGGCCTCGTCCTGGACATCATCACCCTCAAATGGGGCCGCGTGTGGGGCGACCTCGGCCACCTCGTCGGCCAAGCCCTCAATGATGTCGTCGACACCATCGGAAACGTCGCATCCGGCTTCGGCAATCTTCTCTGGGATGCTGGCGCGAACATCATCCGAGGCCTGATCAACGGCATCCGCTCCATGGCTGGCGGAGCGGGCCGGGCCATGGGCGACATCGCATCAACGATCCGCTCCTACCTGCCCTTCAGCCCCGCGAAGACCGGACCGCTCTCCGGCTCGGGCAGCCCCGACCTTGCCGGAGCGAAGATCGGCACGATGGTGGCCGACGGCATCCACACCTCCGTTACCGGGGTCTCCCGCGCTGCTGGTCGCCTTGCTGGTGCCGCATCCCTCGCCATCGGTGGCGGCGCCCAGCCTGGCGTCCTCGCCGCCGGCGCGGGCGGCTCCTCCGCGCCGACCTACGTCATCAACGTTACCGTTCAGGGCTCGGTCCATTCCGAGCGAGATCTGCGCGACGTGATCGAGCGCCAGATGTACCAGCTCGGCATGCGCGGCAGCAGCACCTGGCAGCCCTACGCCCGCCGCTGAGAGGAGGACCCATGGCCATCAATCCGAACTGGCCGATCATGTTCGTCGAATGGGCCCCGCGCTGGACCTGCAACGGCGCCGCCCAGCCCCTCGATCAGTATGTCGAGGTCACCGCCCGCACCCGCGGCCGCATGTCTACCCAGCGCGGACGCCAGTACGAGCTCGACCAGGTCCGCTCCGGCACCCTGGACATGCAACTCGCCAACACCGACGGAGCCCTGGACCCGCTCAACACCAGCGGCCCCTGGTACGGGCACATCATGCCCTACCAGCCTACGAGGATCCGCGCCCAATGGCCGCCCACCGTCAACTTGTTGACCCAAGTACAGGCCACATGCGGTGACCTCGGCGGGTACCCGGTCGGACCGATCCCGAGCGGCCAACAGGGCATCTCGGTCTTCAGCCAGACCGACAGCAGCGGCGGCAGCATCGTCACCTCCGCCACCGCCTGGCAGGGCAGTCAGGTGTTCCAGTTCGCCGTACCGTCCGGTTCTGTCGCGAACACGCTCCCGGTCTGGACACCGCAGGTGCCCGCACAACCCGGCACCACCTACTCCATGCAAATGCGGGTCCGGAATGTGACCTCCTCAAGCTCTCTGCAGGTGCAGGCGCAGGTCCGGTTCTACGACGAGACCCGCACCTTCATCAACCAGGGTGCAGGTACCACCGTCACGCTAACCGGGTCGCCTTCGGCAGCGTGGACCCAAGTCACCGCAACCGCGACCGCACCGGCCGGTGCCGGCTACATGGTCCTTGGCATAGCCGTGGCGACGGTCCCCGCTGCTTCGACGAGCCTGCAGACCGACGGCTGGCAGGTTGAGAAGGGCACAGCACCGACGGCCTGGGTGCAGCCCGGCGTCACCTACCCGATCTACTCCGGGTTCGTTGAGCGGTGGCCCTCCAGCTGGGCGTTGCAGGGCACGTACGGAACCGTGCAGCCCACCGCAGTGGACACGCTCAGCCTGCTGAGTCAGCGGGTTCTGCGGGACCCGCTGACCGAGGAGATCTACCGCAGGTCCCCGCGGTTCTTGTTCACCCTCGGTGACCCGCAGGGAAGTAACGCGTTCACCGACTCGATCGGCAACTACCCGCCGGCTCCGATCGCCATCTCCAAATACGGCGCTGGCGGCCTGACATCGGGAAACAGGATCACCTCAGCCACTGCGGGCGGAACCTACACCGGGAGCACGGACACTGTCGTCACGATCGCCAACCCCAACCCCGGGCAGTCGGTCGTATCGGCAGCCACCTACATCAGCCTCGGCTCCGTCGGCATCCTCGGCCCGGCCAACCCGGCAAGCTGGACGAGGATGCTCGCTGTCCGATACACCGGCCCGACACCAACGGCCGGCGCCTACATCTGGTCATGCATGGACCCGGTTCGGAACAGCACCATCCCGCAGGGCGCGGACATCTACCTCTACATCGATACCAACGGCCTTCCGAACCTCTCGCTGTTCGGCCCCGGACATGTTGGCAGTGTGTACACATTCGGGGGCGCCACCAACATCTGCGACGGCAACTGGCACCTGCTGATTTTCGGGTACTCCACAGCAACCGCACAGGTGATGGTCTCTCAAGACGGCTCCACAGCCGCGTACTACGGCGGAATTCCATCGACCAGTACACCGACCGGACTGATATCCGACAACCTTGGCGGATACGTGGACGCTACGGTCGGGAACGGCACCATCCTGAACTTCCAAGGCGACATCAGCTTTGCTGCAGAGTTCCCTGCCATTTTCACCGGGTCGGACATCACCGCTGTCTATCAGGCATGGAAGGCTTCGTTCGCTGGAGAAAGCTCCGATACACGTTATCAGCGGATCCTGACATGGGCAGGTTTTGCGGGCCCGATCAACGTCCAACCAGGCATGACCACCTCCATGGGCCCTGCCAATGTCGCAGGCCAGGACGCACTGAGCGCGCTGCAAGCCGTAATCGACACCGAGAACGGCGCCCATTACGTAGACAAATCAGGGGCTGTCACTTTCAAGGCGCGTTCGAACCGATACAACGCAATCAAACCAACTTACATCTTGGGTGAGAATGCGTCTGCGGGAGAGATCCCCTATGAGGACATCCAGCTCGACTACGACCCGACTCGCTTGGCGAACCAGGTCACGGTCACTCAGGCGTCTACCAACCAGGTCTTCAGCGCGCAGGATGCCACCAGCATCACGAACTATTTCCCAAGACAGCTGACACGAACCGTCAACAGCGCAAACACGCAGGAATGCCAGGACGCCGCGAACTACCTGCTATCCCGGTACAAGACCCCGGCCGTCCGGGTGTCGTCGCTGGTCCTTCATCCGTCGGCCAATCCGAGCGTCCTGTGGCCTGTCTGCCTCAGCCTCGAACTCGGCACCCGCATCCGGGTGATGCGCCGCCCACCGGCGCCAGCGGCAGCGATCCAGGTCGACTGCTTCGTTGAGAACATCTCCTGGGAGTTCGGTGACGACGGCGAGGCCCGTGTCACCCTGCAATGCAGCCCGGTAGATCTCAGCCCCTACGGGCTGTTCGCAAGCTTCCACACGACGCTGAATACCACGATCGCGGCTGGGGTCAGCAGCATCGTCATCAGGGCGGGCGCCGACAACACGAACCCTGCGGCGGCCCAGCTCGGCTTCGGCCAGCAGCTGGTGCTCGGGCTCGGCACCGCTAACCAGGAGACCGTCACCGTCCAGTCAGTCGGCACCACGACGGCGGGCTGGACCACCGCGACCATCACGCTCCAGGCACCAACCGCCCAGAGTCACACCGCCGGCGACGTCGTGTGCGAGCCGCTCCCGGCCGGCGTCAGCGATCCCACCACCTGGGACGGCACGTCGAAGTTCGACTCAATTGCCTTCGCCTACTGAGGAACCCGCATGCCTGCCTCCGTGCCGGTCTGGCCGACCGTCGTCCCCGGCGCCTTCGTCACCTCGGCCCTGGCCAACACGCTTTCCACCAACGGCGGCTTTCTTACCAGCCCGCCGGACTTCGTCGGCACCCAGCAGACCGCCCAGTCCATCGCCGCCACCACCTGGGTCCCGCTCACCATGGACACGACCCAGCTGGACACCTACGGCGGCCACAGCAACGTCACCAACAGCTCCCGCTACACCTGCCAACCGGGTGCCGCAGGCTGGTACACGGTCTGCGGGATCGCCGCGTTCACCCTCAACGGCGTCGGAGCCAGGGCCGCACGGCTACAGGTCAACGGCAACCCGATCGCCGGCACCTGCACCTTCATCCCGACGATCAGCTCGAACGCACCCGGCGTGGCCACCCCAACCCGGGACATCTACCTCAACGCCGGCGACTACGTCGAGGTCGCCGCCTGGCAGAACTCCGGCGGCGCCATCAACACCACCATCAACTCGGATCTGACCAGCGCACTGTGGGTGAGGTGGTCCCATGCCTGACCCCACCACAACTCGGCAGGCTGCTCCGGCCGTTCCCACCGGGCCGCGCTGCGCGGCCTGCCAAGCCCCGGCCGAGGTCCAGTGGCGACGGCAGAATGCCGCGGACCCGACTCACCTGGACGCGGTGTACGCCTGCGGCCCGCACGCCATCGGCCTGGACGCTGCCGCGCACATCCACCAGGCAACCTGCACAGCCCCGGACGCTGCCCACGTCCCCGCCTGTAACTGCACCCCGGTCGCGGCGCCGCAGGACCCGGCGGCCGGCCCGACCGTGACACTCACCACCGGCTGGATCGTCCCCGCCGCAACCCCCTAACCCCA